TAGCAACTGATATACCAAGTACCATTTGGTCGTAGTCGAGCCTCTTTCTTATGTCTTGATACCTGTTCTCTTCAAGAATAGTATTGATAGCAACCTCCTCAGCTATCTCAATGGCTGGCTTGTAGTTTAGTTGCATATACAATGAAAGCTCCTCGTCATTCTCAGGGACGTCATCAGGGTTCATTGTGAACGGGTTAACCCCGAACTCAGCCTGAACAAGATTGAACACGTCCTTTCCTGCCATCTGAGTTTCAATGCTCTCTTGGAACTGATTCTTCTTCCCTGAAGACAATGCGTCCTGAGCATAAGCCTTTACCTCAAACAACCTGTCCGTCATTCCATTGACCACAATGTCAACGAACTTTGGAAGGATAGGAACTGGTGTCCAGTCAAGGTTCAGATACGATAGGTCTCCGTCAATGGCAAGCTCGTTCTTGTACTTGTGTACAGACTGCTCTCCTCTTGCGTATAGTCTTAGCTTGTGAAACTCTCTGAACTGATCGTAGTATCTACAACCGTTTCCATCCTTCTTAAACCACTCGTACTGTATGGCTTGACCCACCATAAGTCCATAGCTTGAGGTCGCCTTTTCTTTGTCTGTTACAAACTGGTCAGGGAACCCTGCAGCGGAAACATTTACTGTTACTTCCTCCATCTATCTGTTTAATCGGCTGGATTTGCCAGAGTTATCGTATCTTGCAAAGTTAATGCTTATTTTCGACTGTGTCCTTTGTGGGGTGTACAGGTTCTTCTGATTAGCCATAATAGCAAGCCCAGAACTGATTGAGGCATCAAACTTTGTCCTTGCGTTTATATCAAACCTCGCCCAGTCCTCAAGTGTTCTATTGAAGGGCATCGAACCCATCTCGTCAGGGTCTCTGAATGTACCCTCCAAGTCCATCCCTATGTACTTCTCAATGTGAGACTCAATAGCCGCTGCGTGTGACTGTTTCACATCTTCGCTCGTGTTAGGTATTCCACCCAGCTCCTTCTCTGTCTTGGACAACTTCATAGCTGGCTTGTCGGGCCTGTTCATTGAGTACCCTCTATACCCTCTGTTCTTGAGATGATACAGCAGTCTTGGCTTGTTGTTCTCGCACAGTATCGGCATCCCGTAGAATACTATTGCCATGAGAACCTCCTCAAAGAATATCTCAGCTGTCTGAGGTCTTGCAACATACTCAAGAAAGAACTCATTACTTGGCGCATCATCCATGTTGAACTTTGTAAGTCCGTGAAGCGCACCGTTAGAACCTCCGCCCCCTACCGTTCCTGATATGTCGTATGAGTCACAACCGAAAGATCCTATATGTTCATTTGCAGGGAACTTCCTTCCGTTACGCATCTCGTACCTGTTCTGCATAGCTGCAGGTGGTATCCAAGACACGACAAACCTTCCATTCTTATCTGGCGTCCATATCACCTTTGTGTCCTTGATTCCGTTCTCCCAGTGGAAACGTCCTCTCGTCAGGTGATGCGAGGTTATCATATTGTCGTTGTAGTCAATCTGCTGATATATCTTGGTAAGGTTGAATAACGACTGCTTACTCTCGTCCCTGAAGGCATGAGACTCTGTTCTTGGAAACTGCCTGTAGTATTCGTTCAAGGCATCAGCGTCACCCTTGAGTGACTGCACTTCGTTCTCCCAGTAGTCAATAGCCCCCATGCCGACCATCTCTCCATCAACACCCAGTACAGGCTTACTTGGCGTCCTAAGCACAGGCATTCCGTACCTATCTATAAAGCCCTCCATATTCCACTCCATAGGAATAAAGAGCTTGTACATCCCACTTTTCGTCTGACCGTTTGAGTTTCTGGTGGAGGCATCTGAGTCGTTGTATAGCTTCTTGAAGTTATTCCCACCCTTGTTGAGTGCGTTACAGGTTGACCCCATCATGCACTTACCAATAATCTTACTACCAAGTCGGAGACATGTCTTTGTCACCCTCCAGTTGTTGAGTATGTTCTCAGGCTTCTCCCATTTTCCGCTCTCGTCATGAATGAGAAGTAATAATTTCTCACCATCATAGCTGTTGTCTGCTGTGTTCTTCCAGTCAATAGTTGTGTCAAGTCCCTCAAGCACATCCTCCTCTACGTTGTGCATGTTGTTCTTTGTGATTTTGGAGGCAGGAACCCTGTACGAAAGCTCGGTCTTCGGTCTGTCCATACCATCCATGATCGGCTTGAAGAAGAATGGATAGTTGCTGTTTATGGGCACAACCTTGTCGGTGAACATCTTCTTTGCATCAGCACCCGTCTTTGACAGTATCCCAACCCTTGCATCTTTTGCAAGCGTTGCTGTATTCACGCCCTCTGAAGATCCCATGAATGAGAATCCTGAACGTCTGATTTTAAGGTAGGACATTCCAAAGCATCTCTTGTCAGCTTTACACGCCTCCCAAAAAATGTGGAATATTCTATTAGCCTCTCTGAAGTCTGGCAGCCCAACGTCAATCTTTGTCCACTGTAGGTACATATAGTGAGAGCCTGTTATGTACGTTGGGATTCCGTTGTTCTTGAGCCAGTATCCAAACTCTCTTCTGTCGAACTCTTCCTCTATGTAATCAACCCACTTGTCCTTGAAGGATGAGGGCATCTCATTCCACTGGAATATACTCTGTATCCTCTTGAGTTCTTTTGGGTACTCTTCAGCCTCCCAATACTGTTCTGATTGTTTCTTACTTCTTGAGAATACTTTCTCAGGTACTAACGGAAGCGCAACACGAAGACCCTCTATCAGATAGACGTCTCCTACAGTCCCATCTCTTGATATAACGACCATGTCATACTTGTCGTCATACCCATACGTCCATGATTTAGCCTTGTTCTTTTTTGAGAGAACGGTTTTAGGGACGTGGTTTTTTAATACCTCGTGTATCCTACTTTCTTGACCTTCTCTCTGCGAATCCTCCACTTGATTTCTTTTCTTCTTTCTCTTCAGGGGCATTAAGCTTTTCTTCCTCCTCTTCAATACGCTTCATTATCTCAAACGCATCAAAGATGGCGAGCTTCTTTGTGGCGGCAGCATTCTTCAATCTATCAGCCGCAAGCTCATCCTCTATGTCTGGTTTTATTATCTCTTCCTTTGCGACCTTTACCAACTGACTCACCGCTATCCTCCCAGCTTTGATAATCTCCTCCTTTATAGTTCTTGAATCCATTCTTGTTGTATTTGATTTTTGGAGATGACTTATCCCCTGAATATCTACTACTCTTACCCATGACTATAACGATAGAGTTATATTGTCGGTAAACATGCGGTATAGTTTCTCGCCATCAACCGTGAACTCATAGTCGCTGTCTGGCTTGAAAGATATCTCATCACCCTCCTTTAACCCAAAGCTCTCAAGCTCTTTGTTGATATATCTTATCGTGCCTATCAAAGGCTCCTCAGATACGTTCTTGAAGATAATAGAGTCCTTCTTGTCAACTGGCTTGATGAAACAGTATTTGTCGTGAGCGTTCCACCTCTCTCCATTGTGATACATAAAGAACTGCATGTGGTCTACAAAGAACAAGTCATCTTTGAAGAAGCTCCTTCCGCTCTTCTGCCTACCCTTCATGTCGTAGTAGAATTTGAATACGTTGTGATGAACAAGCAGGAGGTCTCCTGCCTTTATCGGCCCGTCATACTTTATTGGAAGCTCGACCACCTCCGCTATCCTCTGTGAGAACCTGTGGTCTTCCTGTGATGTGCTTACTATAAGGTCATCGTTGATGTTCGCGTATCGCTTGCCGTCTTTTGGGCGAACGATGAACATGTATGGGGATTTCATTTTAGAAGTCTATGTTGTACTCGATTGAAATTGGCATGTCTTTAAATTCTTTCCACAATACTACCTCTTCTCCCTTTGAAATCCATATCCTATACGAGTCAATGTCGTCATAGAACTTGATAAGGTGTATCTCATACTCACCGCCTATCACCGACTGCCCGATGATGTAGTGCATCGCCTCCTTGTAGTTGGCCCCTACTGAAATCTTACGGATGTCCATCTTACCAAGTTGCTATTGCTACTCGTTTCCAAGTGTCTGTTGCGGTACAGATGTAAATGTAATCAGCGTCAATTGCTATCTCATCTTTCGTTCCAGTATCAGAAGCAGAAGACGGAGCCCCTGCGCTTAAAATGAATTTTCCAGCAAACGATGCGTCACCTTGAAAAACAAACTCCCCAGCAGCCGTTAGTCTTAATCTTTCAGACCCCGCAGCATTGTTGAAGATGAGATTTCCCAAAGATTGGATGCTATTAGAAACTAAACTTGCTGCTGACGCCTCACCATCAACATTGAGGTCTCCATCCATTTGACCGTCAGCTAAAACTCTAAGCCCTGTGCCAGTAGCCTTACTTAAAGTAAGCGTGTCTGAAATGTCTGCCGTACTGTTGATGTCAACAGCACCTCCAACAGTAATACCTGTAGTGGTTGCAGTACCGTTGTCACAAACGTCCTGAAGTGTAAGCGTGTTAGCTCCCATCACAAACGTTGCGATGTCAGACAACTGAAAGTTATTGGTAACTCCCGAAGCTAAAGAACCGATTAAAATACTATCGCTAGATAGAGGAGCGGTTGCTTCTGGGTATGATGTGGTATTATTTATTTTCGCCATTTTACACTTTTTGAAGAGGTTGATTATCCTTCGTAGTAACTTCACCATTTGTCATGTTGATTGTTGAGTCAGCGCCATACTTCTCAATGAGAGCGTCCTCAATAACCTTGAACTCGGCCTTGATTATCTCTATCTCACTAAGCACTACCTGCTTGTTAAGCTCAATATCCCCAAGCATTATCTTTGCCTGATTGAACTTCTCTCTTGCAGATTGTATCTGCTCTAACTCTGTTGTTTCTAATTTCATTTGATTACAAATTTACGATATTTCTTCCGACTCGTATTCCAACGTAGTGTTGACCGTTGAATCCGTAGTCAGCGCTAAAGTACGTCTTTTTTATAGTAGCCTGTATGCCAAGCCCCATCAAAGGCACGTAGCTTGTCCTGAAGTCTGATATAAGACCTGCATTCCCATGAACGCCCAATGCCCACTTTAACGGAGTTTTCTTAGGCGTGTACGTCACTATTAGGTTCTCAGACCTGTTCTGGTAGTTTTGCCAAGACAGAGATACCGTAGCTGACTTATGGTCTATAGTAGTATCGTACTTGGCTATCTCCGTCAGCCAAGCCTCAACTATCTTTACGGTGTCAACTAAAAAGAGCGTGTCTAAGCGATTAACTATTATCTCTGATGTGATTGTGTCCCTTATAGTGACAAACTCTTTAGAAACGAACCTAACGGTGTCTGTGCGCCATCGGTCAACATACTCGATGGTGGGAACTGGTTTCTCAATTATTGTGGTTACGGGCTTTCCGCTTGTACCTCCGCATCCCCTCCAAGCTATTATCACCCCAAGAAGGAATGCCATTAGGTAGGGCAGATACGTCTTTATAAGGTGT